TTTTTCCAGTAGCCCCACCATCTGTGGACAAATACCAGCCGCTGCTGTTCATTGTTACTATATTGTTAGGATTTGATTTATCAATCGCATGAATGCCATTTGTATCAAATACTAATTCACTCGATGTATTTTGAATTTTACTTACCATTGAACGACTTACAATATCTAGCGCAGCAAAAGGTAATGCTTTTCTGCCTGCCATTATTTCTGAAAACTCTTTTACGGTAGTCTGTAGCGAAGTCTTGTAAGCATCAGTCATGCTTGTTGTTCCGAAGGTGATTTTTAAATCAATAATTTCTTTTTTAGCACTGTATTTGACTTCTTTTTTAACCACTCGTACTTCAACATCTTCCTTGATACGTTCGTCAACTAAAAACACACGGTCTCCAAGTACCGTGTGTTGATAGTCATATCCTTGTCTGGATAAGTCATATATATCTGCTGAAAAACTGATTTTTAAAGATTCATCTACAATACGTTCCATTTCTTTTCGTAAAGTACCTGCTACTTTAACTCTACCGTCACGTAAAGGAGGCGCCCACTTCTCACCATAAACTGAAGCTAGTGGGCTGATGTAGGTATCTTTTAATAACGCTTTACCGTCAATATCTTTTTCGTCTTGATCATAGTTCCCGTAACCTCTAATTGCTGTAAAAAACTCTTGCGAATCTGTTTCTTTAACGATATTCGCAGCGTTTAATTTATACCTGAATTCATAATTGGTATCGTTGCCGATTTTGTCATATAAATAAACAACATTACCAACAATTTTAAATTCAAAACCGTATCGTTTAATACCCCGTTTAAACATGCTCAATTTACTTTCTCCATCACCTACACCTTCCCACATTAATGAAGCTGATGAACCATTAATCATTACAGTAAAAGGTGTATTTGCAAATACTAGGTTGAAAAATTGAACATCTGTAATATATTGATCATATCGCTTATATAATCTCAACTCATCCAACCGTTCTATCACTTCTGGATTGGCAATGATATCAACATAAAAACTATTACCTTTTGTAATCTTCTTAGAATATACAATTCGATACTCATTAATACCGATAATATCCCCGATAATCCAATGTTCTAAATCGGTTGTTTGACTTAAAAATTCCCCATGATTTTTATCATAGGGAATCTGCATTCTTATACTATCATTCGTATTCAATTCATCTGTATGTTCAAAGTCTGTAAATAGCGTGTACTCATTGCCTTGTAAGTCTCGAATATACATTTAACCACCTCCTTACAATTTAATTAATGCACTTTGTTTTGTTGAACTGTTGACACCAATGTAAACATCTTTGCCAGATACATCACCAATATCTATTGTGTGTGTTGTTTTTAAGTTGTTGCTTCTTCCTGCAACACTTGCAGAATAAAGTTCTGCACCAGTTTCAGTTGTAAATACTGCTAGTTTTGTTTTCATGTCTGTTGTGACTGTCAGAATTGTTCCGCTTAAAGTTTTAGTCAAGATTTGCGGTATGTTCCTTGTTGCATATTCAGGTGTGGTCGTCGCTTTTAATCTAACTGTACTAAAACCACTCATCTTTTTATACGGTACTTGTACAATATATTGATTTGTACCTGTCTTTAATATCTGTGTATTGCTTGTGATATCTTTGCCCTCTAAAACTGTACCTGTGGTATCGACTTGCACACTTAGGGTCGTGTCTATACTTTGATAAGGTAGTTGTTCAGCGTTGATTGTTTCGCATAATAAAACTAATTCTCCGTTATCTTCACATAGACCGCCTCGTTTGAATTGTTTACGTAGCCACATGTACTCTACTGCTTCACTTGCGCCTAAAGATACATAGTTCACGTTATTTAATAATGCTTTCTGATTTTCCATAAATTGTGCCCATTGGTTTTTATCGCCATGGAATTCTGCCCAGTGCCAATGACTAAAATCATTGAACCAACCTTTGATATCAATTGCTTTTTGTAAATTAGCAGTTGCGTTATTTAATGCAGTACCCATATCTGAATCTCTGACATTGTAGTTAAATAGTGATGAATTAGGATGTGCCAGTCTATCGTTAAAATCATAACTGAAACCTTTATCACTTGATAATCTTGAAACCAATCCATTTGCTAAAACAAAATCATCATGATCACGTTGACCATATGCGTAACTCCAATAAGACGGTTTTTTACCTAATATTTTAATTAACCAATCAATCTGCGGTTGCAATTCTTCTGCTGCTCTAAAATAAGCACCAGCGTCTAATACGCCAGTGCCTAATGTTTTTTTGATTTCATCTTCATAAATCTTGTCTGTTTGATGGTTAAGTAACATTGTGCCATTTAAGTTATACTTAAAAGCATTTATTTCAAAATCTATGCCGTGACCATCTAAAGTAGGTCTGTATGTGTCTGTGTGAGCCGACCAAGTTAAATCTGCACCGTATTTGTGCTGTGTAGGTGTAACTGCTGTAATCATTTCAGGATATTTTTTAACACCTCTGTAAATCATAACATCACTCTCACAATCGGATGCGTAGCACTATCTGTTGTGTCTAGCCACATATCACCTTTATTTACTGCAGGCGGAGAGTCAAGCGTTCCTGAAGGCATAGTTCCTGATACGTCTAAAGCATCTGTTTTGATACTTGCAAATTGTACATTATCAGTTGTATTTAGAGATTGATTATAAGCAGTACCGCCACCAGTTGCAACACTGCCGACTTTTTCCGGTCGAATAATAAAGTACGGCTCATTTGTCACTGCGGAGTGGTCTAAAATTCTATCATTCTCAGGAATAACATTATAGTCGATTCTAGCAGTCAATTTAATACCGTTTTTCTCATAGACCACATCTGTAGCACCTATAGGATTTTCTGTCACTGTAAAGTTTGTTCCTGTATCAAGCAAAGTGGACCATACACCATTTTCTTTTTTACCTAAGATGATTCTGTAATTCCATGTACCAAGCGCACGTGCTAAAGTCCAAATTTTTACAGGCGTCTTAGGGTCGACGCCTTCAATTCTGATGTCTTGAATCGCATTAGCGTATGCAATGTTCTTATCAGGGATGACTTCATTCGCATACTTTTCAAAAACATTCAAGTTGTACATCAATTTATTATTGGTTTGTTCATTAGATAATACCTTTACTTTTTCATCGTCCGAGTATGCTTTCCATGCTGTATTGACATTATTTTTTACAATACGTGTATACACAATACCATTGTTATTCAAATCATGAATCTCTTGTGCATAGTGATATTGACTATAAGCCGATACTCTCAATATACCGCTAAACACTGCAGTATTGACCGCATCAGGGACACCGACATAAGATGTGTTTGAAGAAATAAAATATAAACCTTCTTGATTTATCTGCGTAACATCTTCACCTGCTTGCAACACTCTTGCAGAATTGTATTGATCTACTAATTTATTATAAGTTACAGATTTATCAGCAATTTTACCTGTTGTCACTGAACCGTCTGTTGGTTCAGCCATTTTATTATTCATACTATCTATAAATATTTGAAAATCTGTCAGCAATTTTTCGATTGTCGCCCAGTTATCATTGATATTATTCAAATTCGTTCTATCCCAAAATACGTCAGAACGCTTTAAATTCATTTATGTCACTTCCTTATTTAAAATAAAAAGGAAACTCGAATGAGATTCCTTGATGTGTTACATTTGAAACTTTAAATTTATTTTCACCTGGTGCTAGACTAATGAATTTCCTGTTGCTTTCTCTCAACCAGTTAGTTGTACCCAACATCACTTTCGCACCGAATAAATTCAAATGTGTATTTGTAAATTGTCGTCTGAATATAAATTTATCGCCTGTCGTTAAATTCTCTATTGTCATTTCTCCGTTGCTTGTAGCATATTGCAACTTGATGTTCAAAAACATATTGCGTGGATCGACTGTGACATTGCCTCCGTTCCAAATGCTAAATTCGTTTGTCGTAGGTGTGTAATTTAAGTAATCAATGTGGATACCGTCTGCCAAACCATATTTTTCAACTGTCGCATTATATTCATCTTTTTGTAAATCTTGTGTTGTGTATGACGTTTCCCAATAAGGTACTTCCACCGTTTCAAATTCAACTTCGAATTCGAACCATAAATCATCTACACTCTGCACTATTTCACTCACATTGCGCACTTTCAGTTGTTTTCCTCCGACAAGTCGTGGTTTTCCTAAATTCATATCCCCAGTAGTTTTACCGATACTTTCATATTTAATAGGTTTATCACTATCGTAAGTCAATCTCATCTCACGAATGTAATACGTACCATAAAACAATTCATTGATTGCATCTCTTAGTGTGGCAATGTCATAACCATACTTAGTTTTTGCTTCCACAATCATTTTTGCTTTCCTATATTCATCATCAAAACCGTAATCAACTCGACGATTCATAGCGTCACCGTATTCAAACCTTTGATTTTGAATAATAGAACCAACAATAAAACTGGAAACGCTCAATGCGTCCCCAGTCAATCTGTTGTTGCTTATTAAAAATTCTTCATTATCTTTGACTATCATTAAATCAGTATAGTTCAAGGCTTATATCCTCCTTTGCATGCGCTCTTTAGCAGATTCATCATCCACATATGTTTTGATTGCTGGTAAGTCAGATTCGTTTGTAATATTGATAATTGGTCGAGCAACTTCAACACCGTTTGTAATATCAGAACTTACTGCACCATTAATCTTGTCACTCATGCCATTAATGTCTTTGTTCATTTGTGGATTAATTGACTTTAATTCTGGTGCATACGCTTTTTCCATTTGGTTGGCCATATTTTCGACTTCACCAACAACATTACTTGTCATTTGATGTATACCGATTGCCAAACCTTCACCGGTATAATTACCGATTTCCATAAAAACACGTGAGGGAGAGTGTATGCCTAATGCCGACTTAGCTGCACTTACTGCATTTGATACAACAGAACGTGCTGCACTAGCAATAGCACCTGCCATTGCTTGCACACCTTGAATCATACCTTGTATTAAATCACGTCCAGCACCTACCATTTCGCCGACAAATGAACGTGCTGCACTAACCATACCAGACACGCCAGAAGTTACCGCACTCATAGCACTGCTCATACCACTTGATATCGTTGATACAACATTCGAAATCGCACTTGCAATTGCTGACACAATACTTGACCAAGCTGATGTGACAGCACTTAAAATGCTACTCATAATCGAACTTGCAGTACTCAACGCACTACTGAAACCAGATGATACTGCAGAAACTACTGAACTTATAGCGCTAGATACTGCGGAAACTATGCTTGACCACACAGAAGATATTACACTCATAATGGAACTCATAATTGATGAAGTTACGCTAAGCATATTGCTAAATCCTGATGATACAAAGGAAACTATACTTGAAACTACAGAAGATACTACTGATACGATACTTGACCAAATAGATGAAATAACACTCATAATACTGCTCATAATCGATGAAGTTATACTCATCAAACTTGACCAACCAGAAGACACAAACGATATTACGCTAGATACAACAGAACTGATTGTACTTACTAGAGCAGACCAAATTGCCGAAGCTATAGCAACAAGACCTGTCCATGCGGCACTAGCAGTCGTAACTATTGTTTGCCAAATTGTAGACAAGATCGTACCCAAGTTTTGAATGGCGGTCACAATAGCAGTTACAATCATAGTCCAGATTGTTGAAGCTACTGCAACTAATGATGTCCAAATTGTTTGCGCTGTAGTAACAATCATAGTCCAAATTGTCGATAGGATTGTACCTAAATTCTGTACTGCAGTCACGATAGCTGTAACAATTAAATTCCATATCATACCGGCAATTGCCACTAAAGAGTTCCAAATAGTTTGGGCAGTTGTGACAATAAAAGTCCAAATTGTAAGTAAAAAATTACCTAAGTTTTGAACCGCAGTAAGTATTGTCGTTACGATAGCATTCCAAATAACAGAAGCTACCGCTTGCAATACAGCCCACTGTGTTTGTGCGCTTGTAACGATTGATTGCCATAGTGTAGATAAGAATTCAGCCAAAATGCCAAAGATATTTTGTGCAGCTGTAACAATCGCCTGCCAAATTTCAGCACCTGCTGCTTGTAACGTCTGCCAAGCACCTTGCCAATCACCGGTTAAGACTTGAAGTAAAGCAGTGATAGTACCGACAATTAAATGCATTGCGATAGTGATGACTGCCTTTATCAATTCCCATGCCACTTTTACAATAGTAACTAAAACATTCCAACCAGCTTGGAAAATAGGCGCTAAAACTCCTATTGCGGTTTCGACTATAACTACAATTTCTTGCCAAGCTTGAGAAAAAGTATTTTTTAATGTTTGTAGGGCATCACCAACATAACCGAATTGTCCCATTAAATCTTGAACAAATCCGACAACGGCGTTAACCGCATCCATAACCGCATTTTTAACGGTGTTAAATGCATCACTAACAGCTGTTCTTACAATTTCCGAAGAATTCCATAGAGCTACAAAAATACCTATCAATGCTACGATGACTCCGATTGCAACCCATACTGGACCAGTTATCGCACCAAATGCAGCGGCTAGAGTACCTAAAACACCTTCTACAATAGAGCTTGTGGCTAAAAACTCCATAAAAGCTCCGATTAAGGGTACTATTACAGTCATTACGAATTGAATAGCTGGATACAATGACATGAAAGCGCCAGCTAAAATCGAAACTACACCTAATATAGCTCCTATAATGGGTTGAGCTTCTGTTAAATTTTTCAACCACTCAGTGAAAGCTAACACCACATCTAGTACAGCAGCCCCTAGTGGAGCCATAGCAGTAGCGACATTTATTATAATTCCTACAAGGTTTCCTAAAACTCCTAACACTTTAGGACCATTTGTCTGTATATAATCAATAAATTGTTTGAATCCGTCACTTGCAGCTATTTTTGCACTCCACGCTTCAAATCTGTTAGCCATTTCTGCTAAAGACTGAAAAATTAATTGCGAGTTAGGAGCAAATGCTTTCATCAGGTTAAAAATTCCTTTGAATGTAGATCCAAAGATTTCGCCAATCAATGGTAAGTTAGTTTTAACATAATTAGTAAAATCTTGAATCGCTTGAGAACCTTCAACACTTGTAGCCCACTTATTAAATGATTCGCCCATTTTAGCAAAGCCTTGTGAGACCCATTCTGTTAAAGGTGCTAAATTAGTAATAACTGCGATTAAACCGCTACCGAATGAACCGGCAGCACTTAACATATTATTAAATACTTTTACACCAGTTGTTCCCATCATATCGAAGAAATTGGAAGCTACTTGTGAAGTTTTAGCCCAATTCAACATTTTACTGCTAGCTTGTTCCATTCCTTGTGCTACACCGCTTAAAAATGGTGTTAATCCTTGCAAAGCAACCTTAGCAGTGTTTATACCGTTTGCCAGTGTATTAAAAATTGCTGATTGATTCTGGCTGACAACGCCAGTCCAAGCAGATTTTAAGTCATCTACAGCAGATTGATAGTTTTGTACCTCTTTAGTTACTGATAACGTGCCGTTCTCTACCATTTTCAATGCACTAATTGCCATAGCACCAAAACCTACGACACCTGCGCCAGTAATCGCAAATGCATTTGCTAAACCTAATGCGCCGCCACCTACAACACCTATAGCATTCATCACTGCCATTAAAGCAGGTACTACAGACGCAATCGCAGGTACTAAAGCAGTGATAGATGATAAGAACATTCCTTTAAAAACATTCGCCGCAACTGTACCAGTGGTTCTAATATCGTTAGCTAAGGCGTCCATCTTATCACTATAGCTATTTAAGGCTTTATCGATAGCTACTAGACCTCGTTTGAATGCGTTAGTATCTAAATCAATTTTCTTTTCAATCTTATTTGCTTCAAATGCTGCCAATCTGGCTTGCAATGCGGCTAATTCCGCTTTGAACAAACCCGTTTCAAGTTCGACTCTTTTTTCTATCGTATCGCTCTCAAATGCGTTAGCTTGTGCATTAGCCATTGCGAGTTTTTGTTGCAAATCTGCTATATTTGCTTTTAAATCTTTGATTGCGTCGTTACTTTCATATTGCTTCGCTAAGGCTTCGGCTTGCATCAACTTTTGTTTTAAATCATTGATAGTAGCTTTTAGTTCCACTTCCACATCATCTGGCAAGTTTTCTGCCATAGCCATAGCCTTGTGGATATCACGTTCAAAGTCGCTTATATCTGCTTCTATTTCTGCGACAAAGCGTGCTACATCATCCAATCGCAATCCCTCCTTTATTTATCTATTTCTTTTTGCTGTCTAACCAGCGTTGAAGTGCTTGACGTTGTACTTCTCTTGTTTTGCGTTTAATCCACTTTTTATGCGCTTTGTCATGTTCAACAGAAGTTTCAGTCTTATCTATCAACTGACGTTCGTGTTCGAGATTTTTAGATATTTTCTTGATGTCTTTACCGCCAGATAAACGTGCTTGCATGATAGATTGTGTTCGTAAATCTTCTAATGTGTCCAAACGTCTGTGTCTTGCACCTTTAATATATAACTCCCACTCTTTGATTGTGAGTTGTTCCAATTCATGAATAGGAATGTAACCCAACCATCGAATTGAAGTTTCGACAATATAGTCGTAATCTATACCGCTTTGTTGAACAGATTTTCGCCCGTTACGTTTTTGTACATTTGATTGAACGTGTCCAATTCTTTCTCTTTGCCTTTGCCGTTCTGATACATTGTGTCGATTAAGTTGTTGATCTTTCCCTTAACCATACCGTCGTTTCTTAACGTGTTTAATGCGCCTTTGAATAGAGAATCAATTTCTCCGTTCTCTTCTGCATATTTTTCAATAGCATTTTCTACTTCGATTAATGACGGTTTTTCTTTTGTTAAATTAGATACAGCGCAGTACCAAAATTGAGATAACTTTTCTGGGTCTTGTTGGATTAATCCTAAAAAGATACCTGTAACGCCATCACCTTTAGTTTTAACGCCGTCTTTTTCAGTCGCTTCTGCGAATTGTTTTGCTTCACGTACAAATGCAATTGAACCTTTAGCTGTATAGTCTTTACCGTTAATGTTTAATGTGTTTGTCATAATTTAATTACTCCTTTTAATTAGAAAATAGATAAATAAAAAAGGGGGCTAATGCCCCCAATGAAATTAGATATTTTGCGTAGCAGCGTCCTCTGCATCGCCTGTAGCTTCGCCGATAGACTCGTAAACGATTGCAGATGCAACAGAAGGGTCAATAATTTCTGGCGGTAATTTTGGTTCATAACCGTCAGCAGAGTTCAATTTAACTTTTAATGATACTTCGATATTCTCATCTTCATCATCAACCTCTAATGTGCGTCCATCAGGGATTACATAAGCAAAAGTTGCGTTATGTCCTTCAGTTTCTGCTTGTGTTTCTTCATCTGTATACGTAACCACATCATTATTAATAATCCAGAAACGCATTTGTTTACCGTACTTACACGCTTCTTTAAAATCTTGGTCACCTTTAATGTTTTTGTCGTAAGGGAATGTAACCTCGATTGTTTCTTCTACAACACCTGCAGACCAATCTTTTTTGTTTCCTCGAATTGATTCTCTTAACTCGTTTTCAAATTCGTGAGAAAACTCGCTTGTTCCTGATAAAACAAAGTCAGTCGCTTGTGCTTGTTCAATTGGTGTATCTGCAGGGATGCCAACTAAAGTCCATTTGTCTACTGCCATTTATATCCACTCCTTAGTTTTTATATCTCAATTTATGATCTACTGTATAAGCAATTCGTAAAATACCATGTTGCGTTTGACCGTCAACATCAGTAATTACTTGTTGCGTATCTATTCTTGTTTCTTTGCAACTGTAATAATCCATTATCGGTTCTTTTTGTGCATAATATGACAAGTCAGAAAGTAATCCGCGCGTCTCATCCACAACCAAATGTTGATTGTCATTATTTCTATGAAATAAGTGGAAGGTAATTGCAATTCTCTCTATATGACTATTGCTGCGATAAGTTGGCAGTGTGTTTGTTTCCCCTGCAACTACATAAGTGAGTTGAGGTACATTATTGCCATTATCATCTATACCTATGTCGGTTTGCATACGGTCAAAAATGTTCCGTTCTAATTGTTCGAATAATGGCGACTTGTACAAGTTCGTCATCACTGCCCTAAATAATGATTGTTCAGCTGTTCTGTATATAGCTTGCATGTGTCTTACCTCCCTTAATCAAAATAACTTTTAAAATATTGGCGTGCGATATCTAACGACGGATACCAGAAAGGTTGAGCGACCATACCACGAGTAGTATAGAATCGACCGTCTTTAAAATAAGTCCAAGGAATCTTCTTAGCACGCGAACCTTTTGTACTATAAACCCCAGTACCAAACTCGACGTATACAGCATGACTGGCACCTACTTTGACCTGGCCGTGAAAGCCACTGATTGACATATCAATTGAGTTTTTCAATGCACTTGTATCAACTGGTGCCATACTAGACGCGTTACTGTGTAATAACGCTGTCGTTTCTGCTACACCACGTTTAGCCTCGCTTAATACTTTGGCTTTGTACTTTTGAAGTCCTCTACTTATACTATTAGCCATATTTTACACTCTCACTAATGGCGCTCTGTTTATTTCATGTTGGCCGCCTTGGTCCTCTAAATCACCATTTAACTTGTAACGTACACCTTCAAATACAATGACATCAGAACGCTTAATATCCACGTTATACGGAACATAAAGCATTCTTGATAACTCAACACCTAATGCTTTGAACTCTGCTTTCTGCGACGTGCTAGGCGTGTCTAAAAAAGCAGTAGCATTTGTTGTTGTTTTATCTTGTATTTGTTTAGGTGGATAAGTTGAAGTGTCGTTAAGAGTTGTTACACGTTCTATAGTGATTGCGTGTGGAAATTCAGCGTAAAACATGAAATCTTGCCTTTCTGTTTCTGAACCTGTCTAATAATCTCAATAAATGAGACGGGTATTCGTCACCGTCTTTGAACGTGTAACTTACCGTTCCCATAGACCTTGACTTCAACCCGTCTTTAACTACTGATTTTTCATTATGCAGTATCATTCCACCGATAAATTTAACAATTGCGTATGGATAATTAATAACCCCTGTGTCATCTGCGTATGAAATGAAATCATTGTTCGTTTCATACTTCGCTGTTTCAAGCCAATCCATTACATCTGCTTCAAACAACTTACGATTTTCAGAGGTTATCTCTTTTCCTTCTGATTTTAAATAGTCTTCAACATCATTGATAAGAGTTTGTGACATCTACATCACTCCTCTTCTTTTTTAGTTGTACGCTTGCGCGTCTGTTTTACCTCTTTGTAGCCTTTAGGTCCATAAACTACTCTAAAGGCTTTTTCAGTAACTTCTAACTTTTCTCCGTCTTTTTCGACTTTAATTAGTTTATTAGACATCTATATCACTCCTAGACTGTTTCAGCAGGTTGAGATGCTGGCGTTAACGCACCAAATGCCTCTGGCTTAACATTCATATAGCCGATATGCATAGTTGCACGTAATGCAAACATATCACGTTCGAATAAAGATACTGGTTTACCGCTTGCATCATCTGCATCTAAAGTAGTTAAAGTCGCATCTTCTGAAATTGAGTACTCAATACCTTGTAAGATACCGTAACGTGCATAATCCCAATCACCTAACAATGCTGCAGCTTTTTCTTTGTCGAAACCAGCTTTGTTTGTATATGCGATTGGTAATCCTAGCGCTTCATTATCTCCATCAAAAATAGGTTGATTATTACCGTCAACAGCACCACGTAAATCTTTTTTAAATGAACGTGTAGTTAAAATGCCGTTTGGATCATAATCTTCATCTTCGATTAAAGCCATAACATCATTCAAGTTATTGTATAAGTCGCCTGTTTGTGCAATAACATTACCTGCCTCGCTAGCACCTGTAAAAATTGCTTTCCCTGATTCGCCATACGGTGTTTCAGTACCGAATAACACAGCGTTATCAAATTTTTGATAGAATGCTTCTGCAATTAAAGGTTTAACCTCATTGAAAAAGTCTTTTGCAGTATAGCGTAAGAATTCTTTAGATAACGGAATAATTACACCTAACTTCTTAGCTTCCATTTCTGCTGTTAAATATTGAGGTTTAGCAGTTTGAATACGTTCAGTTTCAGATACCCAGTAAGCACCGATACCTTTCGCTAAATACGTAAATGACTTTTTAGGCATAGTCATTGTTTCGCCTTTTGCTAATTTCATGATTGCCGAACCGTTAACCATGTCTCTTAAAATTAAATTGCCTTGTTCTTGTGGAATAACCCCTGTTTTTGCATCTGATAATAACACGTGATCTGGTGTGTAGTTTGGTGTTGCCATAATATCACTCCTAGTTTATTTGTTAGTTTCGAATGTTACCGCCTTCAATAATCGATTGAATCGAGGTAGATGTAGGTACATTCGTTTGTTCTGTTGCGTCGTTAAAATCACGACCATTGTCTTTAAAACGTTGGTCAACTTTGTTAGTTACAACTTCGTTAACCTTTTCTTCGAACTTTTCTAAATTAGTTTGCGTAGCTTCTTCATCTTCGCCGATAAAGTAATCAACTAAATCAGTTGGCAAGCCCTTATCTTGTGCAATCTTGATTGCTTTGTTCTGCAATTCTTGACGCTTAGACTGCTTATCACGATTAGCCAACTCTTCTTCTAGTTTTCTAATACGCTTCTGGTCTTCCGTTTCCTCTGGATGACGTCTGCGTACTTCTTCTTCAACTAGATTGTCTAAGTTATTCTTTTTCCATGATTCCAATGATTTGTTGTGGTACTTGTCTAGCTTCGGTTGAATGAAACGCTTGCCTTCTTCTGTCTCTAAAAAGCTTTCAACGTCATTTTTAGATACCGTCACAAATCCTTTTAAAGACTGTTGCACGTCTTCTTTGTCATTGTTTTCTTCAAGATACTGTTTAAATTCTTCAAAGTTCATAAAATTACTCCTCTCAACCGCAATGTGTTTAATAACCCATCACGTTTGCGTTTAATTTGCGCAAATAACGCATAAAAAATAGACCTTTTAACGACTTATCTAGGTCGGGTCAGTTATGACCATCAAGATATTGGACCACCTTCACTTTCTGCTTATATCAAGCTTTAAAAGTTGCATAGCTTCACTTCCAATATATAAAAATAACCGGCAATCTCACGACTGTCGGTTAAATAATTAATTCTTTTTTACATGCATACCTTTTCTATCGATACTTACAATAGATGTATCACTTTTGTTCAGTTTCTTAAGTTCTTTTTCAATATTTTTCAAAGTGTTATCAATACTTTTTAAATAGCGTTCTGTTTTGTCTGCCATTATTATTTAACCTTCTTCCTCTTACCATTAGGTTTATATGGATATTCTTTACCTGTACGTTCCTTGTACCAATCCATATATGTAACATAAGGTATCTGTTTTGTTTTGTTGTTCTTGTCTCTTGATGCTCTTATTTGTGGTCTCATACCATTCACAGTGTACAACTTCTTGCACCTGCAATTGATATTTTGTTTGGCACTGTCTACACCGACAAGTAGGCGCGGTGCTTTACCAGTGGATAAACCTACTGTGAAGTTGCCGTTCTCATCTTCTTCCACACCGTCATGATGTGCATGTGATGGTCTTGTACGACTGTCTAACGTAGCATCCCAGTAGCCTTTGATTCTTGCACCATTATCCTTAGCTACATCTTCTGCGTCTACCTGTGCTTGTGATTGAGAACGCCCACCTTCTGTACGTGCTACTAAACGTGCTTGCTTTTCTGTCATACCTACATCCTTTTCAATAGTTTCAGCAATTTCATTGTAGCTGTTGCCGCCCATCAATCCAGTAGCAGTATGAACTCTGATTCTTTCAAGCACTTTATTTCTGTGCTTTTCTAACGTCTTATCAAGATTAATCTTTTCCACAGGTTGATTTAATGCTTTTTGAATGACTTTATCATCTGGTAAAGTAAATGACATTTGAATATCAGATGTCTGTTCAATCAGATACATATGAGACATAAAACCGTCTAAATACACAGCTTGTTGTGTTTCTTTAATCTCTTGTTTGATTTTCTTAAACTCATCATCAAGCATATCTCCCATCTTATCTAACATCTTGTTGTAGCGATTATATTTGTTGAATTCTGTCCAAGTAACGTGTGGATCATCTTCTTTTGAGTATTTAACATAGGATAAAGTAAACGATTCAAGTATCATCTTCAAAACCCTAGCAAATATCTCTTGTATCACTGTCTCAGATTCAGCAATATATTTATCTAACTTACTTTCAATATCCTTCTGGTTCTTCATCATCCATCACAACCCCTTCAGCATTCATCAAGGCAATTTCTTCCTCTGGGTTCTCTACTAAAGAGGATTGAGCGTATCTTGTTACGTCTGAAACTTGACCGTTAAGTGTTGAAAGTATCTGTGCTTCTTCTAACTTATTGACTGGTACATTACGACCGAATGAAAACTTAACATACAAGTAATCAGTATCTTTCACACTGACCTTATTGCGACGCTTCCAAATACTGAATAACACTTTGAATTGATAACGCAGCATGGCAGTCATCTTACGTTCAAATGTCATACATTTGTTCTCTAACGCCATCAACTTCAATCGCATTCCAATTACTGGTACATTGCCATTGAATTCATCTGAATTAAAGTTGACTGACTTAGCAAAGCGCATGATGTTTTTTTCGAGTCTGTCCAAATGGTTTTCAATCATAGTGTCATTAATATCTTTTGTCAGATACTTAACATCTTGACGTTCATCAAACAACTCGAACACACCGCTTTGTTTCAAGTCTTGAATCTCATCTTCTTCTAATCCTAAACCTTTCAATACAAGGTAAGCTAAGCGTGTCTGACTAATTTCACTTGAAGCGTCTGATAATGTTCTGTTGTAACCGTCGATTAAATGTCTGACACGTTCAACATCACCTATCAATTCTTCGTTGTTAGCGACACCATAGAGAGGATTGAAGTCGGATAGATGTTCTTGTCTATATTGGAACACTAACGCATCTTTATCGCCCGTATAAACGTAATAATAAGCATCGTCATAGAACTCGCAGTAGTAACTTTCTTTTCCTTTATCGTCTACTGTTTTGTAGTAGTAAAGAGAATAAGTCGGTTCAGTAATATCATCACCGATAAACACCACATTAAAAGGTCTGATATTACGTATTCTTGCGCTACCTGTTTTATCAATGTAGATTAAGCGTGCAGCATAACCACAAATCGCAGCCATTTTACCTAATTCACTATCTAAATCTTCAACTGTATTCATTAAGTTGAATTCGTCAATCACTTCTTTTTGTCGTTTATCATCTGTAGTGTAACTGATAGGTACACCATGCAAATAACCGACACGTGTATCAATGATTTCTGCATCAAATGCATTATTTAACTTGTTGTTCACATATTGGTCTACTCGCTTGACGTTACCGCCCGTTTCAAAATCTTCGTATTCTTTAATTGGATCATGTTTAAAAATCGGTACGACATCCACATCTTCTTTATAACGTGAGTATGAATTCATCATTCTGAATCTATCGTCACTGTGCAAGTCGATGAGCTTTTCAATATGTTCTGGTGCAATACCATTACGTTTAATGTCTTGTATAAACTCTGGATTGTACACTTAATCACCTCTTCATTCTGTCTTTTTTACGTATACGTTCTAAACTGTACCGCAACGCATCTAAAAAGTGGTTGTATTCGTCTATCGGTCTATTCATAGGTTCATCATTCTTATCTTTTGCCCACACATAATTTGAAAGTTCATTAATTGCATTTGTACATTTAGGATGAACAAAGATAGTAAACTGTTGAATGTACTGAATACCATGCATGATACTGTCTTTTCCTTTATCTGCTTTAACTACCTTACGCAGACCATGTCGTCTTAAATCAGCAATTGATTTAGGTTCAGCACTATCTGCTACTATTAACTCTTTAGAATAGCCCATGTCAGCAATGTTCTTTGCTATCTCATCATTGAGCAATGCTTTCTTGTACATCTCATCAAAGATGTATATTTCTCTATTTTCTAAATCTACTAACGAACAGCTAAGCGCAGTAGGGTCATTCGTGTAACCAAAATCAAGACCGAACGCACTTTGTACACTCGGTCTTTTAGCAATCTCGTTTATATCGAATAATCGTTCATGCCAATTCTCGTAAATACCGCCCTCTGCAATTCCCCATTCGCCTAATCCTTCAATCTTATAACGTCTAGGCGCCTTGATACGCATTTCTTCAAACAATGCTATATCTTGCTCATCTAAGAATTCATTACATTGATAGTTGGTTGTCTTTGCGAAGATATTATCTGAATCGGATTTAAAAAAACGGTTATTCAACCAATGTTTCTCACTCCATGGATTGAAAGTGAGCGTAATCTGTTTGAATAAACCGCCAGTATAACCACGTATCGACATATCTATTTTGTTGAAATCATCTTCTTTTCTGACTTGGAAAGCTTCCTCAAACCACGCCCAGCAAAGATAACCATGTTCTACTGTCGCAGATGTAACGCTCATTGGATCGTCCAATCCTCTGAACATTATTTTCTGTCCTGTATTCTTTTTGATTATCTCTAATGGCGATACTTTCCATTCAAATTCATCATATACTTGTAATTGACGCGCTGCCCACTTCAACTGAGCATATGTTGAGTCTTTATGGTCTTTGAATACTTGTCTGATCACAAGCAAGTTGGCGTCAGGATATAAACACATACGATAAATAAAGTTTAATGCAGCTGTTGTTGACTTCTTACTGGCACGACCGCCTTTGATTACTCTGTAACGTTGTTCATTATTCCAAAAGTCTTTGTAACCACCGCCTACAACTTTTTTCAAACTGACCCTAGTCATCTAAATCATTCACAATCTGAATGCGTTCTGTTGATTCGGTTACAGTTTTATCAGTCCACATTGTATAGTATTTACCGAGCGTTTCTAATGCTTTAATAGCGTCTTTGTTCTGTGTAGGCACTTCAACTACCTCTGGTTTTCTTTCAACGCCTATCACACTGCCTTTGTCGTTTTTAACAAGATGTTCAGATAACATAACTTGATAATCCTTTTCTTCACGTCTGGCTTGAGAAGTTAATCGTTCTAATATCTCATCTTGTTTCATGATGATATCGCTTTTCTTTTCTTCCATTCTTTCGCTTATCGCCTGCTGTATGTCAACCTTTGTCAACATTCGTTGTCCTTGTGAACGTGCAGTTTTTTGACTGTAACCAGCTCTGATTGCAGCTTGTGTAGCGTTTAGATCAATCAAGTATTCTTCTATAAACAACTCTTGTCGTCTCGTTAATTTAGTCATCTTATACTATCACCTACTTTTACGTTATTCACTCTATTTATTTTAAATACAAAAAAAGACACCCGATTTGGCTATCGGATGCCTAAAATTATTTAGGGAGGTTGTTGAGTCGTTTGTCATGGTTTTGTAGAATTTCTCTACACTATCATAATATCATCAAATAATACCCTCTATGCACACCGGATGCACATCGCTATTTCATTCCAACCTCTAAAGCGACGGCTCTCACAAAGTTTTTACGTATTTTACCTGCCGTATTACGGTGCATAAAACACTCTTCAGCAATATGCTCCATTTTCATGTTTTTGTTAGGGTTCCAGTATTTCAAGCGTATCACTTGTTTATATTCCTCAGGTAATTTGTTATAAGTGCTTTCAATCGCTTGAACCATCTCCTCTTGGTTACGCAGCATTTTATTTGTCATAAGTCTTGTAGCCATAACTTCTGTCGTACGTGTAGGTTCCCCTTTCTGCAATGGACCATATACGATATTATCATCAACCTGTTGAGTAGGATTGAGTATTTCAAGCCTCAACTTCTTAATATCTTTCTTAGTTGCTTCAAGATTATAAATCTCACTTTCAATGTATCTGAAAGTCGCAGGTTCAATTTTTGTCAATGCGTTTTTCCTCCCTTAAGTTAGCAATAATAATGTTTTTTAACTTTAGTTCTTCATTCAACTCTTTATTCGCCATATGAAGTACAAAAGAGAGAAGAGCGAAGAGTATAGTTAGTGCTATCCACATCAATCACTCACCTCTGCTTTTAAATTATTAAGATGTATGTGATCGTTTATGTCGAAGTCTGAAGGTGCTTCCACATCATCATTCTGTGTTGTGTGAATGATGAGATGTTCAGTGATGTATTTAGCTGCTTCGTATAGTGTAAGCGTTAAGATAATTTTAAATATAGTTTTAATCATTGTCTTCCTCCAAAATTAACGATTCGATGTATTCTGTTTTAACCCAACACTTCTTTTTAATTATATTTTCAACAAGCACATATCCGATGGTATTTAAAATATTTTCAGCATACTCATCGAATGACTTGTGCGTATATGCGAAGTAGATATTATTACTGCACGTTATTAATTTTATTTTATTCATCTTCTACCTCCTAAAAGCAAGGCGGACGAACCGCCAAGCTGTTTAATATCCTGTGTTACCGTATGCGCAGTGTACGTAACATTTTCTGCTTTTTCGCTATATTCAATAAAATCAAATAATTATATACTATACGTTTGCTTTGTTGTCCTTCATTGAAACTGTTCAAATCAATTAAATAATTAATAGCATAACCTAGTTCGTTCACTTCATTTTGAATTGTATTTTCTTCTTCTAGATACACATCGATTAAGCTATTTAAATCTTTACCTGTTTGGTCATGACACATAAGAATCAACGTTCCTATTAATTTATTTAATACATTTTCATTAAATGGATTTACCAGTAATTTTTCCAAATTCTTTTTATAAAAGTTGATTTGTTTATCATAACCTGTAGGTATATCTTGCCTTAACATCGTTATCATTACGCTTTCCAACCACTCTCACTCCTACTTAAATTCAAAATCAATTTCAACTGGGATAACAATAACTCTATAATCTTCATATAATCTTTTGAACTCGTCGCACATTTGTCTTATACCATTAAAAGTTATATTTTCGCCTTGCAAAATAAATATTTCATTATTCCAACCACGATATATAATTTTAGTTCGTTCTCTCACTTCCCCAGCACCTCTTTACTCTTTCTTTTTAAACTTCAAAGTCACTACATCTCTAAAATGTTGATTTCTTGTATGAGTTTCTGAAAGTTTATAATTAGTTATCATTTCAATAACTTCATAATCTATAAGGTTCAGAC